CTACGACTCAGTGAAGGAGAACTAGACTCTTGTACACCAAGTGGGTTATAGAGGCCGAGTGCAGGCATGTTGGCGAAGTGGCTACCGGAATCAGGCTCAATATCAAGAATGACCTCATTGATAATTATTTCACAACCCCTAACATCAGCCATTATAGCCTCTGCTAATATGAGTGTATGTGCACCATTTGTACTGATGTCTTGCTCGATAGCAATGACAGTGTTGACCTGTTGCCCAGTCAACTCCACTACTTTGTCTCCACTTTCAGATGGCGCTTTGTTTTCAGTACCGTGGTTAAGATGGAAACCTTTGATTTGTTGTGCAAATACATTCGGTTGTATTACAATTTGGTATGCGCCCACTTCCATTGGATCGGGGAAGTGATTGTTGAGAGTATATGTTCCAGCAGCCTCTAGTACCAACTCGTGACCACCGGCTGCATTCTTACTACCTGCATCACCAACGGATGCAGCGACACCATATCCTTCGTACTTGATTTTAGTTTCAGTCAATAGAGTGAAACCTCCACCGTGGATGTCAGAAGGAGCGAATGCAGCAGTTGGGCCGGAGAAGTAAATGTAAGGGTCTCGACCCGGCTCATGCGTAGTCGAAGTAGCGGTTGTGCTCGTTCTAGTCCCTTCATTAGTACCAATCAGACTATTGATAGCAGGTGCATTGTTAGAAGTTCTACAACTTTGGTTTAACTCGTACAGGCGCTGATATGCTGGATGAGCATAATGGCCCGGCATCAATGCCATTGTTGGGTTAACATAGTGGTGACCCATACGAGGTATAGGCATAGGTGTCATCTTAGGGCTTGAAGTCCCTGCAAGATGTATGTAAGGAATCGATGGGTTTGTGAAACTACCGCTACTTGCAGGCAGTTTGTCATATATTTCAAACCAATCTGTAATCTTCATATCAGGGCTAGCACCACTATATTCACTGTGGTCACGCAACCTTCTCGATGCGTATATACGAGTACTACCTGCTGGCATGTAATAACTAGGTGTTATGTTGACTTGGTGGAAAGAATTTTCTTGTATAAATGTTTCAAAATCAGGACCGTACACTACACCTGTAAACTTTTTGGCACTGCTACTGTTATCTATACCCGTGTATGAAACAATTACTCCTTTACCAGTTTCTTGATTGTATAGTCTCAAAAAGTATCTACCCCCACTAAGTTCACTAGGGTCCGTATAGACAGAAGAACTTATGTCTTCAGGTGATTGTGTTATCAAGTTGGTTCCATCTACACTAAGGTATGTTCGCTCTTGTGACTCACCATACCTGTAAGTCATACTTGTGCTCATCTTGGTTACATGGAAATAAAGGCTGCGATCGTGTGGCTCGTAAGCCGTGGTAAGTGGTTTATGACCAGTATAATCTTCCCAACCCTCTGATGTTGATGCCGGGAAACCTAATCGATGCCTGTGCTTAGTAGTTGAAACATCTGTTCTATCTTGACTTAGATGCTCCCAACCATTATTTTCCCATGTAGGCCATAATCTAGGACCGGGACTTTGATTATCAAACAGGTTTCTGACAAAGCCACCCTCTTCTCCTTGAGCAGGGTGCTGCAAACCACCTGAACCAAATGTTTCATTCTGATACGCTTGTATTCTATCAAAGCCGGGCCTTATTATGATATTGCCCGGTATTTCATCAGGATTAGGTAAACGGATTTTCATATTAGGTGAAATACCAGTACCTGCTAAGGCAGGTGCTAAACCTTCTATCTCCCTGTCACTTACATGTCTGAAGTCCATGATGACAGTACCTAATGGCGAACCGCCTTCTAAGCGATGTTCCTGCCCAGTATCATCTACCACCATCATGCTTTGGAATTGCAATTCTTCATTTGGTATCATTAGTGCGTTTCTTATCTTCTTAGGGTGCTGTTCTGCCAACTGAGGGTGGGCTAATTCTTGAGCCTGTATAACTGGGAACATAGCAGAATTAGTAGATTCAAAACTAAATCTAACATTACCAAGTATTTTCTCGCCAACTAACTCATATCTCTCTTCCCCTACTTTTCGCTGAACCCAAGGTATAGCCCCAAGGCCTCTAGCATTGGCCGCTGGCATAGTTAGGCTACCACCATCCATACGCTTCCAAACAACATGCTCTGCACTAAAGTTACGAGCAGCAGATCGCTTATCGTAATATCCAAACAAACCGGGATGAGGCATAGCAGTAGTAGCAGCGCCCGGATTAAGATAATCCAACAAACCACTATTACCAATACACTCTACACCGTAAGTTGCGAAATCTTCGTGGAAGTTAGAACCTTTGACTATGCTTTCATCCCAATACAAATCACCAGTCGGATGCAAACATGAATTGAGTTGTACCATTTTGCCGGATGCTATTGTAGCATGCCATTTGTTATCAGCGGGCACTGCATTTGTTGCAGGGTAATCACTTGCGTCAAATGGTCTTACGAAATCGCTGTGTACCTGTGCTTCTACACGAGGACCAGCGTTAGCGTAAGCCACATATCTTGATTTATTGTGAACTTTATCAGTGTCCCACTGGGTTGTACCAGCATGTAATATGTTGCCGTTTTCTTTAGCCATCAACCAATCACCTGAACAGAGAATACCGTCCCTGTCGGCCTTTGCAATTAATGGTAATTCACTTTCATTAGTAATAGCAATCAAGTGCCTTGATGATAAGCCATTTACACAGTAATCAGAGAATGTTGCAGTAGCAGTATCTCCTGTACCGACAGGCGCTGACGCTGCTAAGCAGGTCTCTGCTGCCCCGTATGGATTGAAGCCAAGGAATGGGTGCCAAGCACCTAAGCCAGCGGGATAAACGCCTGAACCAACTTGAGTACCTGTATACGAATTCATGTAAGAATAGGCTTCTCCAGCCCATCCTACTGCACCAATAGGCTTAGTTCGATCTACTGCATCGATTAAACCGTTATAGTGTACTTGTGTCATGTGGTCACGATCAGTTACACCACTGTCGTTATTATGACGATGAGTACCTGCCTTAGTCCAAACATATACTTTGAAACTGTTAGTTACAGCAACATGCCTATTATTTGTAGGGTCAATGACATTTGAAGAGGCATCAAGGACTAGTTCTAACCTAGCATCATTTGAAGAGCCACCTTGTTGAATAACAACTACCTCGCCACTGTTATAACCTGAACCGGAAGCGGTTATTGTCGCACCTGTAACTTGACCTGAGCCATTTACACTTGTTATTTGTATAGTTAACCCAGTACCTGAACCACCAGTCGTAGCCAAACCGGATGCTGCAGAATAGCCACTAGTTCCACTAGTTCCTCCTTGGACTGTTACACTCTTTGGTGTGGTCGCAGCCGGACCTTTACCAAGTGTAAAGGTAGTATTAGGAGCACTAACAGAATAACCAACATAAGGTGCGTAACCGGAAGTTGTACCATCACTTACTCTTAACCAACCATAAGGTGGTAATGTCGTAGAAGTACTAGTTGCCACTAATGACGCAGCAGTTGCACTGGCTGGGTCGAGGCCGTTCTGAGCAGTGTAAGATGCTACGGCTAATTCTACCCAACCGTATCTGTCTTGCTTGTGAGCGTTCTGCATAGACGGTAAAAATGTACCACCTATTGCTTTGAGCGGGTCTTTACCGGGGAATGTGTTGATAGATGCACTGATAACTGCCCCTAACTCCTCTGCGTTCTGTACACGAGTAGCGTCTATCAGTACAACATTTTCGTCACTTACTTGGTCTTCAGGATCGCCATCAGTATCATATTTAGCCAAATATGCTTTAGCCAAAAGTCCACAAGGCCTGAATGCAGATACATTGTGTTTATTAGCGCTACCTGTGGCTAACCTACCATTCTCTACTGGGTGCTTTGGATTGATATTGACATGATTATCAAGGAAGTGCCCACCGGGATGATAGCCTCCATCCATGTGCCAAATTGCAAACGCCTTTTTACTTGCGGGATATGTTGCACTCTCTAATGCACCACCAGCCAAGTTAGTAAATACATGGTTAAATGGATGTGCCGTAGGAGGCAGAGTTAAACTACCTATAGTAAAGTCAGAACCTTCGTAATAAAATGCTTTGTTGTACCCTTGCGCAAATGAATCACCACTACTAGTATGAGCAGCGACACTTGGGAATCCCTTTGTTGGTTCCCAATTCATATCGTAATTGAATGCACTTAGTCTATTCTTTTGAAAGAAACTGGTCCTTGGTAAGTGAGCAGATGCAGCCAAAGTTCTATTGAAACCACTAACAAAATCGTCACCGTTGGTTAATTGATTAGGTAAGAATGACGGGGAGGTACTTGTTGTATAAATTGGGACAGCGCTGTAGCCATTACCTGTAGTCACTATATTCGACCCTTGGGGTTCAAAGGTAGCACTGTTGTGAGGGAAGGCTTGGCCGGGACCAAACACCATGTAGATAGTTTGGTCAGCAGTGTTTCCAGCAGCGCTATACCTAGCGTGAGGATGACCAAATCGAAGTATAATTGGACTCGGTATGTTTGTTGATACTGTATTTGTACCATCTGTATATGTTGTACCAGTAGCGTGATTGTTTGCACCCTTAGCCATATCGAAAGGTAAAATACCATCTTGGTTAAACATAGGCGGGTTATTTTTACCCCTGTGGTTATCCAAATAAGGTGTACCGGGGAACATAGCCAGCATTGCATTCGTATCAAGAAGTGCGTAAGCGCCAGCAACTTCGCCTATGTTTTGTAGACCAGCAGATCCGGTTGGCCCACCTGCGTAAGGATGTGTATAGAAATCACCGTAATCGTTTTGAGTACCGTCGTTAACATCCATAACTACACCACTGAACCCACCACCGAAGTAAAGTGGCACCCAGTGGTCAGGGCTGTCTCTGCCTCCTCTAAAGTAGAGGAAAGGGCTGGACATCTTGCTTCCAGCCCTACGAATACCATCTGTTTTCATGCCATTCTTGACATCGCCATTGCGCATGAGGACTTCATCATCACTGTCATGGCAGAAAGAAGCAAAGTTAGTACTAACACCTGTAGCCGCTCCGTAAGTAAGTTTGGTTTCAACTGCTGTTCCGGGCGTACTGGCAACCTCTGCGTATTCTTCTGAACCCCACCAAATTGTAAACCGCTCGCCCCAAGCCTGTGCATGGTCTGAACCCGGTACACATATTGAATACAAGTAAGTGTTACTTGCGGTTGTTATTAGAGTACCATCATCAGTGGTTTTCAAAATCATAGGGCTGTCTACCTTTGGTATAATGTGGTCGCCCGCTACGCCTGTGTAGTTATCTCCACGAAGGTTTCTTTGCCATATCGATATATCAACAGGGTTATTCTGATTATCAACTAGAATGGGAGTAGCAGTGTTTGCATTAGTACCCTTGTAACGAGTAGTAATGTGTAAAAGAGTTTCAGGAATATAACCTACATCTAGGCGTACACCCGCATCTCTTTCAGCATCGCTTAATCCACCAGTGTGTTTACTTGATACTACAGCGTCACTACTTGCACCTTCGACCAATCCCCAATCCTTACTTCTTGAAACTTCAAACAACTTACTAAGAGGTACCTTGTTTTTACTACTGGCCTTAACTCGTATAGCAGTAGGGCTAACTCCCCATTCGCCTAATGTTTTACCATCAGGTGCAAACATACCTGTGCAATCGAAACTTGTTGCTGATATGCTGTCGTCACTAGGGTCAGGCATTGTCATAGCGAACTCAACTGCCGCTGCAATCACTTCGTCAGTGAGTACGCTTGTGAAGTTGATTCTTGGACTAATTAACATACCTTCGTTAGTAGTTAGTGCACGACCACCTGTGCAACCATAGAAGTAGTGCTTGTTAGATGCACCAGTATCACCATCGTGGTCGTAATGAGATCGGCTGGTGTAATGAATAGTAATCCCTTGGTCACCACTAGTGCCTGCATCATCTGTCAATTGCAATACGCCCGACTCAGGGAATCCGAGATAACCTAGTACATCAGGGTGGGTTAGCGTGTCTCCTGTACTGTAAGGCGCAGTGAAAGTTACATCCATAGTTACTCCGGTATCAGTGGCCTTGTTACCAGTTACATGTATTCCTACAGCAGGTGAAGGGTAGTTATTCCAAAGGTTACCTTTGTATGGCTCAGCAGTACCTCCACTCTTTTCGCCACATACTTCACCTGTGCCAACCATATGCTTACCAATTGTGAATCCACCTTGCGCTACATCTCTGTCATCAAAGTGAATAATGACTTCCTCATCAATTGTAGGGGGAGCCATTGTCAAATCGTTTGCAAACGACTTACCATACTGCTTGTAAACCATTCTTACTGTATGGCTGTCACCACGATGATCGACTAACTTAATTCCATAGAGGTTACCATCACCTATGTTAGATGGCTTCATATCTGCTTCAGGGATGTAGCCTGTTTTATTGCTATCAGAATATGCTGTGCCGCCTAGCGTAGCAGTAGCAGCATTAGATGCATTACCATAAATTGCTTCAAATTTAGAGTCTCCATCTCTACCTATACCCCACTTACCAGCATTAGGTGCCCAGCCCGGTATTCCAGCCTGAGTCATGCCACCAAAGTTAATTCGTGCCTTTGCAGAGGTACCAGTCCTCAAACCATCGACTAATGTAGAAGATGGACTTTTTGTTTCAAACGACTCATCGATTACGGTGTTACTGTTTCTACCCGATGCGCTTTCTCTAAATGCATCTGTTTTCTGAGTAGAACTTGCAACGGTTTCAGGCCCAAGGCTTAGATTGTTTTCAAACGAATCTAGTGTTTCTTCAGGAGGCAAGAACTCTTTGAGAGTAGTGATTGGAGCAAATGGTCTACCAAATCGATTGATTGGCATAGGAGCAGGGTGCATGTTCTCCCCAGTCATTTCGTCAGGTTGACACCAATAGTTACGGAATCTTCCGCCATGACCAATAAGATACTGAGGACGATAAGGAGTCTGTGCACGACTACTATCTAACCAAGTACAGAAGTTACGACCTTCAGCACCCGGTACAGTAGAATGTATTACTATTGAATAGCCTGAATTTCCATCAGAGTCTTGCACAACTCTACCGAGGTGAGCACGAACATACCCCATGTGCGTACCTCTATCATGACTAGAGAAAGATTTCTCAACATCCCAAAACGGTGCAGGATCGTGAGTTGAGCCAGTACTAGCACCAAGATGAGGGTCATCTGATTCTTTTGTGTAAGTTCTGCCGTTCTTAGCACCGGCCTGATTGATTAAGCGGACAACTTCACGGGCGGCTGACTCTATGTTAGTAACACCATCTCTAAGTGCTACTTCTCCAAAGTCCACGGTTAACCTTCTTACGAAGTCCATCTTTGTCCAGTGGTCTAAATGCCGTAGTCGGGTTTCTTCATGGCTTATTAAATCAAGTGTATCGTTTCTAATTCCCTTCAGTGCAAGGAATGCAGGTATAGCACGAGTACCGTCAGGAGTATCAAAGAAAGTAGACGCTTCTCTTGAATCCTTGTCGATTTGCTGATGAAGTAATAGCGAATCTGCAGAGTTGATTACTGCGTCATTGGTTCTAGGCATGCCGTTATTAGTGGTATAACTAGAACCTACATCAGGAGAATGCGGCGACAAAATAGTACCAGTACTAGCATTCCATGTGCTTTTGTGCGAATAGGCCGCTTCCATAAACTGAGACTGTGCAGATACTGCAAGGTATTTGCTTTGGCTTGGGAAACCTGATGCTACATCTAGCGATGAGCCTGAATTTGCATCGCTATGCAGAATAGCGCCTGCTGTTGTAGTAGGGGCCGCACCTATCTTGATGGCATCTGCACTGCTTTGTACTTGCATCCACAAGTCTTGGAATGCAATAAACTCACGGTCATGCGCTACATCGTATAGCAACACACGAGAATGTTCATCAGATGACTGGTACGGATCTAGATATGCAACAGTAGGTGCTAAAGTTGCTGATAAACCAAGGGCTTCGTAATTCAATTCAATAGTTTTGTTAACATGTTGCACGAAGTTTTTGGCAGTTTCAGTACAGGTATTACCTATCAAGAAGTTTTCCAAAGGTGTACTGCTTCTTGGGTTTGCATTCATCGCCCCTTCTCCACCATTAAACCCAGTCCAAACTTGACCTTCATTGAGCGTACCTCTACTCTTAGCGAATAAACCTTCTATTGAATGAGGGTTAGTGTAGTGCATGTTCATCCAAACAGTGTCACCGTCACGCAAACCACCCGGAGCATAAGGGTTGGCCCAGTTCTTATTTAGGAAAACGCCTTCTTTTACTTCAGGGTAAATTGTACTAGGGCTTGCATGCATATCAACAAGCGTTACCTCATCACCTGCTGACGGTGTGAAGCCGGAGTCTCTCTGCGATAGTGCGAATATAGTACCTGCTCTTGCTTCGTAGTGCGCATATGTAAGGGTACCACTTGCATTTCTCCAAGCCAGCCTGTAGCGATAACCAGCATACCCATTTACTCCTTCTCTGTTTTCAGGAAAAGCGCTTCCATCTTTTAAGTATAATATGTTTAGACCTGTATTCAAAGATTCTACTATTCCTTTAGCCCTGCCACTTTGGATTCTGTCAAGGTGAGGGTTAACACGAGGCCCTGCTCTGAACTCAACTGCGCTGACATACTGCTTCATACCATAGTCAACATTGCCACCTTGAGTCATCACATTGGAACGGTCATAATAGAAAGATCGACGACCTTCATATCCAGCACTCTTGAGTAAGGGGTTGTCTGCAATAGAGGTGTAGTTCATATCTTGGTAGCCCGGACCCGGAGTGAGTTGTACGCCGACTGCAAACTCCTTGACAAAGTTCTTGCTCATTGCCCAGTTACCACCAGCAGTTGCTGCTGCGGCTGCTGTGATTGTGTTATTACCTTCATGTCTAGCAGTATACAGTACCCATTCTCCGCTCGGCAAGAATGCTCTACGATACCTTGCGCTACCGTCAACACCGGCAACGGTGACAGGGGCAGCATCAGGTATAGGGAATATGCTTGCATCTTCTACGGAAATTGTAGCACCAGTGAAAGGCTTAGTAATCTTAGTACCCGACCTGTGGCTATTGCTAGATATGCTGTAAGAAAATGCCCCAAATACTTCAGGGTCTTGAGGGGCTATCTCTTCGTGTCTTCTACCGACAGGGTTTGGTGCCCAGTTGCTTGCAGTGTGAGTAGCATCAACATGTATCTTCATGCTGTTGTCAGGTCCAACAAATATACCTCTATCTTCATTACTAAAGAACTGGTTATCAAACAAAGGAATCTCTACCATAGCACGAGTGCTTGCGTACTGTGTACCCAATTGATAATCGTGCTGTACAGTATCAAGTGTTTGGAATAATCTGTCGTTGATTGTAGTACCATCGTTGCACATCGATTCTTCAAGGAACTTGTCATCGACATGTATGTTACCACCAACTATGTTTGCGGCTCCAACTTCACTAACCCATTCAGAAAAAGTATCTGCTTCGCTTCCATCTGCTAGTAAAAACTTACCAGTACCTCGATGAGAACCTGATGCAAAGTTGAATACAGTACCCGTCTTTGAACTGTATTCTGCTGAAGCAAAACTAATCCCTTCATTTACATCTGTTCTCGCCAGTTCAATATATATTCTGCCAACTTTAGGGAAGCAATATGTGCCCCAAGAGCCTAAGTCAGTTGCGTTGTTTTTAAGAGGAACGACTGTAATTGTCCTTGCACTTACATCATACTCAGTTCCGTTCGTAACACAGTCACGCCTAGTACTCCAAGCCATTCTAGCAGTAGGACTTGGATCCCATGTTTCCTTAGTATTGATTGCACCTTGGCCGGGACCACCCAATGTAACTGTAACTACAGGTGCACCCGGCATTATTTCCTTTACAATGTGAGAATCAGGAGCACCATCACCTTTGGCGCTGACACTTGCACTTGCTATATCAGATACAAGTCCATAGGCTAATAAGTTGGAATTACCATTAACATCATCATCAAATGATAAGACTCTGCCTCTTGAAACTAAGTATTCGATGGATATGGAATTAGGCATAGAGGCATTTGACCTGAGTTTTGCCAGTTGCGAAAAGCGCCTACGGTCACTAGGTTGTACAGTCAAGACAACCTTTTTACCTAATACTTGGTGTTCAATGATGTCAAAGACTTCATGCACGGCAGTAGAATGATTAGTAGTACCCTGACCTAATGTTATAGGAGTTCTATACAACTCTTCATTGTCCTGTAAAAGAGCCGCTGTACCTCCACCTATTGTTATAGCATTTTCCGTCACTGTTGCACTAATTGTGCCGAGTGCTTTGCCGTCAGCCCTGTAAACAGTATCGCCGTTAGAAAATATAGTCCTAGCATCCACTCCGTCAACAGCCATTGCCGATGTAGTACTAGCATTGTAGCCCCCGCTGTTGTTAATTAGTATGCCAGTACTAATTCGGCGATTGATTGGTAACTGGCGGACCATATCTTCTCCTTCTTCTAAATTAGAAGAACTGTGCGTTGGAGATATGATGACCTTACTAAACTGAGAAACCTTAGTAGATAAATTAGAATTAGCCAGCGCTATACTCTGCGGAGTCTTAGCAGGGGTATCAGTCGAAGCCAATGGTAAATAATTGGCAGGACATAGTGTAAAGTCTAATTTAGGTTCTGCAACTATACCTTCTTCAGTATCACCTTCCAAAGCACCTTCGCCAAATGCAAAGTTATCAGGCATATCAATTTCAATTCTACCACCCGGTGCAACAATATCTAAAGCACCGTCAGCCAAAGCAGTATGAATAAGATCGAGGATTGATGTAGTACCAGTGACAATGGTGCTTACATCAGGTAAGGTTTTAGTCACCATTATTGATGGCCCATTCATTTTGAATTTGACAATTGCACCTGTGGTGTCTTTTGCTTGGAATGCAGAATCAGTAGCAGCACTAAATGTAATTTTGTTATCACTGTGATTCAGTGTAGCAGTTATTGCACCGTTTGTTGTGGCAGGTGTACCATCTATAGAAATTCTACTAGCGGGTAACACAGCACCATTTTTACCAAAAGACTTGATGCTTTCTAATTTAATTATAGTAGATGTACTGGTAAAGGAAGAGTCGATCCTAGAAGCAGCGGCAACTGGGAAATTAGCCAAATTATGACAAACTGCATTGTAATGCACCTGTATAAATGGAGCATAATTGTATGTAGAAAGAGAAGGTAGACTTAAAATGGCAATGCGAGATTCGTCAGAAGGCACTAAGTGCCTAGCCGCCTCTGTGGAATCTTTAGAAGTTTTATTACCACCAATTGTCTTCAGACTAAATAAACTAGAATCAAAACGAATACCACCTAAAGCGATAATGCTTCTTTGGGAATCTGATATGTCACTCATGCCGTTTTCTACAACTTGGCTCACTTTGGTTTTGAAAGACAAGTTTGTAATCTGATTACTAATATGGGAGTCATAGGTTGATATTTTGGAATTGACTGGTACCGTCCCTTTAATATCAGAATACTGTGATGAAAACGAAGCAGATATTACATCAGCAGATGCATCTAACTTTTTGTCAACAACTAAATCTGTTGCTGGTGGCAAAGTACCCATAAACGGATGACTCTTGACATGATTTAACACATGTCTACCTGAATGACCTATGTAAAATCCATCGCCGGGGTTAGCCGAAGATGCTGAAAATTTATTGTAACTGTCAGAATCGATAGACATACTCATAGAGAAAACTATACCGTGATTCTCGTGAACACTTTCATCTATGCATACTTGTCCCTGTCTATGCGAGAACTGAGTACCGCTTCCTTGTGGCTGATACACATTTCCATTACCACCGTCTACTATACAATCTCCAGTTACAATCACAAATATACCAGCGTCGTGAGCCTGTAATGCTCCTCTTCTACCATTTGAAGTAGCGCCAAAATCAAGATGGATTGATTCAACTGTAATCGTGCCCGCCCCACCACTAATTTCCATTAAGCGCAAACGCTCAGGGGCTTTAGCAGTAGGCTTACCAGTTGTAGAACTATAACCAAGAGGATTGACTATTATGTTGTAAGGTACTTTGGGTATAGTAATGTCACTAGTTGATGTTGCTGCATATTTTTTGACAGTGTAAGAACCTTGTGAATTCCAAGGGGCAGTAGTGGTAAAGTTTATGTTGTCTGTAAATCCGTCACCTGCCAATTCTTTTGCTAATGCCTTGGCAGCAGCCGTACCTATGTTGATAGTAGAACTTGTACTAGTCGATGCAGATATAGCAGGGGTTACAACTTGAGTAGTGATCGGTTCAATCGGCTCTTCAAATCTCCAAAGCCCAATAGTGTCATCACTTTTGACTGGGGCGTAAGATGTCCTCCCTGAAGCCTTTACCCCTCTTGATAAGTGAATTGCCTCTATAGTGCCCCTGTACTCACCTCCTCTACCACCAAGGTACATATTAGAAGCATTCAGTACAACTTGTTGATCTTCCTCAAATTCTTTTGAAACTAACAAATCACCATTAATGTGCATGTACAAACGCCTACCAGTAAATGTAACCGTGACATTCAATAATTCTCTATGACCATCGTTTAGTGCAGTAGAGTCATTTCTATTTTCGTCAGTATAGACATAAGAATTATGTAAACCTAAACTAGGAGTAGGGAATAAAATACCGTCCCAATAAGCCAAGTCACCATTAGGGCGATGCACTGGCTTAGCACTATTGATGGTCTGTACACTACTTGTCCCAGCCGCTACATTCTCTAAATTGATTTCAAAAGACGCAGGGGCAGGGCTTGAAGGCGTACCCACGCTCAGCCTCATGACATTTTCATATTCAAACACAATTCCTCCGCAATCAGGAACTATCCATGTCTCTAATGTAAATGAGCGCAAAGCATTAGGTAAAGCCTTATTCGACTCAACCTTATTACTCCCCATATTAAGATTAGGAGGTACTAGTACACCGTCAGTAATACCATTGAATGAAAGCGCATATCCGGGTTCGATTAGTATAGTCATTTTCACACCCCTATTACGAAATCAGATGCCTTCAATATCAACTTGTAAGCGTAGTATTTGTTCCCAGCATCATAGTGTACATGAAACTTTTCAGGTATAATCCTAATTCCGCCGTCATTCCCATGAGGTTCTGATGTTAAGGTTACAAATGTATCACTAACAAAGTTACCAACAAAACTCCCCAACGCCTGCAAAGCATTACCAAAATCACCAAAGTTATCAAAGAAACTACTTTCGTCGCCTTCCGGGGTGTCTCCGCCCAAATCACCGGGCAACAAACCGGGAACCATTTTACTAGATGCACTAAGAGCGTTACCTGACGAACCTTTAGCGTCGTTGTCTTGTTGACCAAAAGTCAAAAAGAAGTTCCTTGCAGTCGGTGTAACTGCATCACTTTGTATAAGGCTATCATAAGGTATCTGTATACCTCTAATTAAATCTCTATTTTTCTTAGCATTAGAAACTAGCCCTAACAAATCTTGTACTTTGTCACCAGCAGATTTAGCATTGACGCTAACCGCATTTAGAGCATAATTGTCAGTAAAGAATTCAATCAGTGCTGGCTCTAAAGAATTAGTAGTTTCAAAGTTTTCAGAAGCATCAGGTTGTAAACAGGGTTCTATGCTTGACAAAAGAGATTCTTTTATTGGGTTGTCTTTTTGCTTTACCTTCAACATAGGGCCACTAACTGCCACTTCAAATGCACTGGCTAATGTTTCACCATTAGTAGAAGTGATGTACCCCTCATCCATGACATCGGTAGTCAACTCTAGTGCCTTTTTAACAATCAGTGCTAGTGTAGAAGCAGGGTTACCGTTAACAGGATCGGTAGTTATGCCACCTATTGGTAGTTTAATTCTCACACGGTTGCCTTCGCCTGCAATCCTTCTGCCACTAGAACTATATTCGGGGTAGTGCTCTCCGTTTTCAATGACACTAGGGTATTCTCCACTAATGCCACTTTGATAATCAGCATGGGCCATATCAGTTGAAAATTCTAAATGTACACCTAATGGTTCAGATGAAAGTGTTGTGCCGAAAAAACTGATAACATGATTATCCATTCTCCAAAAATTGGGGTACAAAGATATTGTCCTGTTATTCAAAAAAGACTCAATCGGTGGCCTACTAAACACAGTCATATAATAGTAAACATCTTCATAAATTGGTACATTGATTGAATCTAGTGTTATTCTGTTGACCGTTGTAGGGACATCATCATCCTCATCGAGTTCTTGGATTGCAACTACGCTACCTACTATTCGCCCATCACCAGTATACAATGTAGTCGAAAAGGTAACAAGATCGTTTCCATGACTCAGGCCAACTTTTATTCCATCTGAAAACTGTAATGTTTTAGCCGAAGCATCTTTACCAGTCACTGTCCCTACAAATGTCCCGTTTGTCAAATGTACTCTTTGTGAAACCTTATAACCCGTAACGGTATTTAAGCGAATACTAGTGCTACCAGCAGAATAAGAACCTGATGAAGGATGGTCTACAGTGCTTTCCACATAAGTAGAACTACCACTGCGCAGAGTGCTTAACACAGCATCTACATTACTAGTTTCAAGGTTGTCAGAACTAGCAATACCGGCAGGAGGAAGAGGATTGCGGCTATTAGGAGTGTTATAAATATCTATAGAGTTAGTAACTTGATTATCCATTGCAAAGTCTTCTTTAAACTCTACTCTTAGATAATTTGGTTCACTTCCAGTACGAGTAAAGGCAGTAGTTGGCAAAGCCGATGCAAAGTTAAACACTATATCTCCCCCTCCAAATTGGGGAGTTGTCTTTTCGATGTCAAATGTAGCACTATCATCGTCTTGGAATATACCTGATATTTCTATATCTATCTCAGGAATGTTAGTATCTATTGCGACCCTACCTACGATGTTATTAGGAGTCGGGAATGCAGATGCATTTCGATTTACTGTAATGTCTACCGATTGTGCTTCTAATGGTATCTCCATTATGTTGTCAGGGCCAACAATCAATCTAATCGGTAGTGCCACATCAAACCCTCAAATTATTACATTCGCTGCTACAAATTTCAAAGCAAACTCATAGGCTTTCATCTCAGCATCACGGTGTACATGAAAATCAGTGATTATACCGTGTATGCCGTTTCTTCTACTATCGTCATGTTCAAGCGCATAAGATTTAGAAGCGTGGGTATCATTGCTTACAGACATCTTTTCAAATGTTGGAGCATCATCAGTCATAACCCAATGATTTCTTTGTGCAACTTGTGCATCTAAACTGCTATTGCCTTTTGTGGTATTGGTATCATAAGGTATCTGTATAGCAAATATATAGTCGCTGTTGTCTCTTTCACCGTAAAATATGTCAGTTGCGTTATTAGCAATATCAATAATAAAGTTACCAAGTGAACTATTTGTTTTAGCAGTATCAAAATTATTACTATTACCAAGTATACCTAGTATGTCCTGTACCTTATCGCCAGCAGACTTCACTTTCTTACCTGACTTGCCTCCAGTAAATCCTTGAACGGTAGGTAAAGTCCCAATGGTAAAGTTATGACGAATTTTGCTATTTACTGTACCGAGAGATGTAGCATGGACCTGTGTTATCTCTAATCGGGTTTTGAAACCATCACCACTATCCTTAATGGCAGTTGTAAATATCTTATCCATCGTTTTGTCACCGGCTGCGTTAACCGCCCTTTGGCTTATTTCTAAAGTAGAAGTTAGTAACTGCGATAATAAGTATGTGATGTATTCATCTGCTCGCTTACCTTCTCCGTTTATGTTAGGGTATGTAGTGATTTCAGACTTACCGATCGACCTAGCGGTACCATCTTGGTAAGTAGGATATTCAACATACGACACACTTTCTCCTAACGATGTTAATTCGGCTAATGCATTTTTGATTGGTAGTACTAAAACCGGACCACCATATAATGAAGATTCATATTCGGGGCCTAAGTTTTGGCACGGGAGTAACCATACTTCGTCATTATTTTCAGGTGTTACTCCACTACCGCTTAGTAATTTACAAACAATTGATGTTTCAGCAACTGATATTACCTTAAGTACTACCTTGCCGGTTGCTGTATCTCCTCTGAAATAACCCGTATCTGGATCTTTTAATGTAAGGTAGTAAGGAGTAAGTGCTTGAGTAACTTCCATCCAATCTCTAGGATCTCCCCCGTCAACATCTATTGTGAAACTAGCGCCGCTACCAGTCCAACCCGATATACTGCCATTGACATTGACACCCGTCATTCTTCTTGTCTTATTAACAAAGCCATAAGGTTCATTTTTAGTTGTAACTTTATCGCCATCAAATACCACTTTAGCAGAATCTGCATCTTCTCTAAAATCGAAAAACTTGTAAGGGTGCTCTCCGCCTGCAACACCGATTAAAGGTACACTATATTTAGTTGACAAATATCCTTCGACCTGCTCTCTTTCATCATCTGTTAGGATTCGATTGTACACTATTATTTCATAGATATTACCCGTTAGGTAATCCTGAGTTGTACCCGAACCTATTTGTGTGGTATCATCATCAACTACATCGTAATCATCACTAGTATCTGTATCTTCTAAAACACCCCTGTTGTAAAATTTAGTATGATATGTCCCGTCACCCTGTTGGTCTACAGTATGGGCATGTAATTGTGGTACACTTGCTACAAGAGTAGTAGTCGAATCCGACACTTCGTCGGAACCTGAGTTGTAAAGTGCAAGTCTAATTTTGTTGTTACTACCAAACCTGTAACGAATTGTCCAGCCTTTGTTAGAACTTTCCCTAGTATTGATTACATATTGCTCTGTATCTGCAGCAGCATTCGTGCTGTTTGCTACGATAAAGATTGTTTTTTCTGCGGGATGTAATGCAGCGTTGTAGGCTACCTCAAACCTTGAAGAGCCATCAAAGTAAACATAAGGGTTACCTCCAGCCCCATGTTCCTTGTAAATTGGAGAGCCTGATTTATTTGCAACAACGCTAGATGCAGAATCTACCCAAGTATTTACTATGGCCCCGTGCGTTAAAGCACCACCTACCATATTAGTAGCAGATAAGTCACTTGCACTAAACCTTACATTTAGTCCCGAAGTAACAGGTAGTCCTCCTGTTGCAGTTGCGTTTTGCTCAACCCAATAAGCAACAGGGAACGAAAGGTATTTCTTATGCCACTTTAGCCAACTTGAAGATTTTCTTTTAGATGGTAGATATACGCTCGTGGGTTGTGGTCGTGCCCCTTTGTGACCAATGCTTTCTTTTTCTTTGCCGGGTTTACCTTTATTCATCAGTGAATGAACATAAGCAATTGCTGCCTCTTCACTAAACAATGTTTGAGTATGATTCAAGTCAACTACTGCCTTTGCTTGCGAAGATACCTCTTGGCCCTTATCGTCAGTAAATACACCTTGTATTTCAAAACCAACCATTGCTTGGTTTAAATCAATTGCCATTTTCTTTGCATCTGCTAAGGGTATTCCAAATGCCGATTGTTGACGCTCGACCACCATGTCTATGCTAGTCGCATCTAGGGAGATAGTGTTACCATTTTCCTGTACAAGTCGTACAGGTACTCTCTCCCCATCAGCCACCTTTAACCACTCCTACTGAAGCCGCTTTGGTTAAGCGGCCCGCCCATTTTAGAGCGTAGTTCCTTTTGCACCATAGCACTTATTTCCTTAGCAAGTGCCTTTTTATCACTTCTATCAGTAACTCCACTAACATCAATTCTGAGATTAACTGTTACATCACCTTGGGATTCTTGTGTAACGGCACCACCTATCGGTTTGCGCTCTGCTGAAGGGTTGACGATCTGTTTGAAGCCGTCTGTTTTACTAGTTTGTCTTAGCGATTCTCTAAGGTCATTACTATGTGCCTTTGTCATAGACATACTGTTAGTAAACTTATCCATCTGAGTCTGAAGCGCCTTCATATTCTTTTGGGCTTCTTCTGTGTAATCTTTGAAATTTTCCATTGCATCTACTGACCTTGGGTCTATATTGCCGTCTACCATCATATCCCCTCCAGTGGGGGCACAGAGTCATAGCCCAAGTAAACTGCGCTTGCAGAGGCTTCAGAATCATCATTAGATGCCTGTGCCCAATACAACATTTGCTTAGCATCGTTTACACTCAACCCCCTCACTTCATTCAACCCCATATTGTAGTGTGTCATCAAAAGGTACTCCATCCCTTCTCGTTGGTAGCGAAGTCGTTCACTAACGGGTCGCCCGTTGATGAAATGTTTAATTTTGCCGACTTCGGCTCCCGAAAAAGCAGCCACCCTACCACCTCGTTAGGTTCAGGTAACAAAGCAGATAGCGCTGCGCCTTCTGAGGGAGTCAGGTTTTCTATATCGAATTCTAAATTATAAGTAAGCCAGTAGTTGAAAGCATGTCGCCAGTATAAAGAAAAATCTAGGCTACCGTTGGATAATAATGGTGCTACTGCTTGAACATCAAAGAAGGTTAATTGCTTCACCTTTACTTCTATTTCCTTGCCGTTTATTTCAATTTTATTCTTCTTCTCCTTGGACATACTTACTCACGGTTTCCTCGGATGCAGCCGAATCGGGGGCATCCTGTGAAGCAAGGTGGGCGAATGGATCGTCACTGGCCTTACCTGCTTCGGGGTCGAAAAGGTAGTCTCCTCCCTCTTCTTCTTCATCTTCTATAACATCGATTTCAATACGAGGGTGAAGTGGTTTCCAAAACTTCATCGGCATATTATCATCTCAACAATGGTATAGAGTATCTTGGCTGACTACTTTGACATTTCTTGGCTCCAGCCGTATTTTGGAGTGCAACAAACCCATTTCATCAGGTACTGGAACAGGTACCTCAGTAATAACATAATCGTCTATGAGTATTCTCAATGACTGGGCAGTAGCGCCACCGCCACTGACTATAGGCTTTGTAAAGTGAAGATGGATGAGGTTACCAGCCGCACCGGCCGCACCACTAGTTTCAAGATGGCTGCGCAATCGATGGAGTAGAGTAGCGTCGGTTAAGATTACATCTATTTCCATCTCAAACTCTTCACGACCTTCACGGATAATAGATGCATTTCTTGTACCACCATAAGGAACCTGTTTAGTTGACAGGTTGTTTGTGTCTAAAGTTTCAGCAACAGGGTTGCTTTGGATAGTGTGGAATAATTCAACTCCGGTCTTACCTCTCAATTCAAACGCACTAACAAAGCCAAGGCTAGAGCCGAATGCTTCTACGCTTCCGTTGTAAAACATAAATGGTTTCTCTGTACCAATCGCTATACCGGAAGCCTTTCTTGATGCGTCATCGGTTGCAGTGTTTTGGAACATACGGTGTGCAATGTACCGATCTCCTTTGTTAGCCGACTCTAATCGACCAGTGTCAGTGTAAGTAGAAAGTGCATCGAATACGCATCGATACCTTAGTTCAGCATCTACGCTAGATGACAATTCCCATTCTACTACTTTACAGCCTCTAAAGATGCGAGTAAGTTGCTTACTATCATTAGCGCCACCCGGAGCATTGCTAGATTGCTCTGTACTGTAAGACCCTACATCTCTGTTACGAATGCTGTGCTCTATACAGAATGACGGAATGGTGTCGCTTGAAAACAATAAGCGCCTAACCGGGTTTGTAATATCTTTAGTCGTAGCAATGGTAGGTCCGGTTGAGTCATATTTTCTTAACAAAATATCGTCACCGTTATGCTCAAACTGCCAAGGATCGTCTACGAATAATCTATGTCCGCTAGCCAACGGTTCAATCGCTGCTATTCTTCTACACTCACTAGTCTCAGCCCACTCAAAGTGATGAGCGTCTGAGCCTAAACTACTGCTACTAGCAGGGGGCCAATAATCAGTGGTTGCTATGTCGGGAGTCTTGTAAGTGACTGTAGGTGTCCTAGTGGTGTCTTTGATGAGAATATAGTCGCCAACTGCTGCCGTGGCACCGCCAAAAGCAAGATTATTCAAATCGATAAATGTTTGACTGGGAGCAACAGTGTAAGTAAGGCCGGTTTTATTACTGTGACCTGCTGGATTAGCACCGCAATTGTAAGCATCAACTACTTCTCTACCAAGACTGTAATATAACCAGCGTGGACTATGCAAAGGCATTTCTACTATGCCACCCATATGATGAACTTTACCTGTTTGTTGTACTGCGACTTGTCTACCAAGCCCTACAATGTGATACTTGTGAATGTCAACTGTCATGTCAGGTAAGTCCATGAAAGACGCTAGACCTATGAATTGGTCGATAAGGCTAACTTCAGCAGATGCATCAGCATTGTTATTGATAGCAGTCGTTACACCAATTGTAGGCATACCAAGAGAGTGAATACAAATTACATCTGAAGCAGAACTAGCCAGCGTACCCCCTATATTTAACGAAGGTACAATTTTTATTTTAGTTACATCTGAACTATGAGTATGGTCTACAATACTGAAAACCTTGCCACTTACTGCCTCATAATAGTGGGGAGAAAAGTTACCTGTGTCACCATGAAATGTCATCTTAGTACCGATTAACATACCGATTGGGACACGCAGTACGCCCGCTGCCGTGTTAGAGCCGATAGAGCCAGCGGCACCAGCAGCAGTTGCAAAAGTAATTTCTGTATAATCTGTGGCATCCGTAGCCGACCAAGTTAAAGGCTCATTATGTTCAATGTAAAGCCCTGTCTCGTGACCCATCGTGACCTCAGAGACATCTCCCTTGTAGTGCGCTGCGAACCCTCCCATCTAATCACCTCATGGTATCAATTCAGCCAGTATGACTACCTCTACTTGGAATGTATGCCTAAACAACTTCTTGGTCCTGTCACTTAGATCGGTACGAGTCTTGATGATGAGCCTGTCATAGTTAACGCCGTCACCTTTGCGCTTGGTGTGAATCAGGCGACGGAATTCATCTTCCATCTTCCTTAGCCTTGACCTGCTGATTGCAGTCCTTATGTCAACTGTGATGTTAACTCTCGTCGTAACGAAGTTGTAAAATAAATCAGGTTGCTCTTCACTGTGTGCTGTTTCATAGCATAGAACATAGTCGCTGCGACCTAAATCTAAACGCTTGCCACGCTCAGGTCCATGATTTGCAATGTCAATAATAACTGGTTTGATGTTATCAGAGTTGGCTCTATTCCAGTCACCAAGGACTGTAATGATAGAATCCAACGGCTCGGTATATTCTGCCGTCATTCAAACACCACTACTTCCTTATATCTACTTAGTATAGCCTTGGCTTGGTTGCGATAGATCTGAATCTTAGCACCAAGGTCTACATTCTGAGAGCCTTCAGGTATCAATACCGAGCGGTCATCAGACATGAGTAAGTCGGATGCAACCATCTTGGTAGCCGCTTCTTCGATGGCCTTTTCCACATAGCGCTCTCCATAGATATAAGCGACTTTGATGGCGTTCCATTCAAAGTACGGATAAGAGTTGTTAAAGTAAATGATACCCATTTCGTAGTCAATCCACCAGTCTTTCAGACGACCTTGGTCGCCTCCCAAGTCAGAGAATGCTCCGATGTCAGATTGAAGCAATCTTTGGAATACCGCTGTACCTTTTGCACCACTAGCACTTGCTCCACCTACATTATTAATGAATGAGTTTGCAACATCAACTACTCCATTGAGTCTACCATATACTTTAGTTATTGATACACCTAACGCATCTGCTGAGCCTTCACCTACGGTAGCGGTGACAGTAATACTGTCTACACTGGTGTATCTTGCTATTCGTACAGTTTCGCCACTACCTATCATAATGACACCGCCTGCAGGGAATGAACCAAGTGAAGTTTCATCTACAATCAATGCGTCTGTGTCTACAGCAGATTGCATTCTAGCAGTGTAAAGTGTTTCGCCGTTAATGACCTTAACTAATATACCACCCGTACTTTGATTTATTCTGATGTCGTTAGTCGAAATCGTTGTAATTGCACCTATCAATGTTCCATTGGCGTTATAAACAGAATCTCCTACTGCAAACTTTGAACCTACTCCACCCGATGTCGTTATAGTACCAGTGTGACCTGCGCTATTTGCAACTCCGTCACCTTGTGCAAAAGTAATTGCAGTAGCCATAACTGCACTTGTTGCGGAGTTTTCTGTAACTTGGGATATTGTTAAGTTCGTTAAATCGGTGGAAGCAATGCTAACATTTTCTCCACCCTTTGTTTGTCGCAGGCTGGTAACTTTGACTTTGCCATTACCGTAATCGGAATTTGCTGTAGCAAGTATTTCATTATGGACTGCTATATTGCTAGTTGAACCTTCTAATGTAAATGTAGGTGAGAAATCTACAACAGATTTACTAACTCTATCCTCTTTATTGATAAGGTCAGCAAGATTCTGAGCAGCACTTACTTTATCAAAATCAGGCCTCCATTGTGTAGCCGCAGTTCCGGCAGTAAGAGTAACAGCACTACCATTTGCCATCCCAAAACATATGCTGTCTCCTGATAACCCTGCATGGTCAACAATCTCAAGCCTAGCCTCAGAGCCAGCAAGGTCTCTATAATCGTCACCCTGCCATACTTCAAGGCGAAGGATTTGTTGAACATTACGGAATAAAAGTGGAGCCGTACCTACATAATCAGTATAGTATCGGCGACGATATGGTTTGTAGGTGTCGAAATTGATATACTCAGCGTTGACAAGAGTAGGTCGCCAAGCGTTATGCGCTTCACTATCAATACGATCTTGAGTGCGCTTGATGAAATCCTCAACAGTACTGCGTTTCATTCCACGAGTCTTGCCGTTGGTGAATGATGCAGTGTTTTGAATGTAAGTATTCTTAGCAACAGTGTATGTGGCGGCTGTTACGGTACCAGTCGCAAAAGGTAACTTAACACCGTTAGTGCTGGTTGTAGGTGTAGATATTTCTTTTTCAATCCCCATAGGGTCGTCATCAGAATAAATAAGAATGGTATCTCCACTTTGAAACCCGTGGTCCCTATAATCTGCACCAGTAACATAGACTCCGTTTGTGTCAGAATCATGGCTTGCTAAAATCGCTTCTTGTGGCCCAATACCAAGTAAATCTGCAACCTTCTGAGCAGTAGTGTATACTATGTCGTCAGGGTTGAGTGGTCGTGTTTCAGCCTCGCCGGGTGAGAATATAACTGGCATATTTCATTCCCCTCACCAAAGCCACGCTGTACCTCTTCAATAACCCTGCCGCCAAAACTTATCCTTAATGCCCTTTAGGAGTTCATCTCCCTTAGTTGCGTTGAAGTTGAGCATAGGTTCTGATTTTTGTTGCATTGATTCCGCTTGTGCAGCAAGTAATTGTTTCATATATTCAACTTGTTCAGCACTCATATTTTCTATTCCGGGTACTTTCGCCAAATTTTCTGCCAACATTGCACCCATATCCTGTGGTTGATTGTCTGCGATTGGTGTAATCTTTGTACTCGATGGCTGGTCTGAACCGAAGTCCATCATTTGAGGCGCTACACCTGCAACTTCAGGTTGTTCTTCAGTAGTAGAATCCATTGGTTCAGGTGCCGGAGCAGGTGCCGGAGCAGGTGCCGGAGCAGGTGCCGGAGCAGGTGGTTGCTGTTGGAATATGTCTGCAGGTTCTGCTCCTTGTTGTAAGGCAGAAAGAGGATTTGGTGGCTCCCCTGCAAAGCCGGATTCAGGCGGTGTCACCGAAGCAGGTGCTACCGCAGCAGGTGCCGCAGCAGGTTCTAGCATCTCAGCAGTCAATTGACCCTTACTTGCCGCTATCATCATATCTACTTTATCACGGGAAGATGATGATTCATAAGCACCTGTTAAGGTTACTGCTTGTACCCTAGGATCATTAAGCATACTTTGTATCTGTTCAGGACTCATCATGTTTGCTAACATTGATTCTTCGCTGTCGCCTCCTCCATGTCCTCCAAGTAACCTTGACTTGCTATCTTTTTCAGCACCAGTACGGGTTGTCATTTGGTCGCCTTCAAAGCCAACATCTTTGTTAGGTCTTGCTGAGTCCCTTGTACCAAATTGCTCAAGGTTTCTATCCATGCCACCAATTTGTCTATCTATATCTTTACCTGTTATTGTTGGCAAGTTACCCATATCTTCGCCTGCTTGAGTATCGAATACATTTGTTCCTTTGCCGCCTTGTGTGCGAACATTAGCAAGTGTATCATAAGTTTGCTCCAAACCTTCTTTAGAACCACGCTCGGCACTCAACCGAGCAGCATCTGACATGTCGCCA